CATGAATTAGATCGTAAAGCAAATGATATTGGATTGATTGATATTGTTGCAGTAAATCTATATCCATTTAAAGAGACTGTTGCTAAACCAGATGTAACCTTTGAAGAAGCAATTGAAAATATTGATATTGGTGGCCCTAGTATGGTGAGATCAGCAGCAAAGAATTTTAAGGATGTTGCTGTATTGACTAATCCAGGTCAGTATGGAATTTTCTTAGATGCATTAAAGGGTAATATACAATCAATATCAATTGATGGATTAAGAAAACAATTTGCATTTGAAGCATTTAGGCATACTGCTGAGTATGATGCTGCCATTACTACTTGGATGGAGGATAGATTACTATGAGTGAAGAGTTTACACGTATTGCCAATTCTCTTGAAAGAATTGCTACTGCATTAGAGCACCTACATATTGAAAAGATTGATCATGCACATATAGATGATATTGGTGAGATACATGGTGATGTTGTTACACACCCCAAACAATTCTAAATATGTCTAAACAACAAACCCTTAAGTTTACTATCAGACAAGATGGTTATGTGACTGAGGAGGCTAATGGTTTTACTTCTCATGAATGTGTGGAAGTTACTAAATCAATAGAGGAAAAACTTGGATCTTTAGAAACCCGTCAATTTAAACCCGAATTCTATTCTAACAATGTCGCACTTCAGCAGAATAAAAACGAAAATCAGGCACAAACCTGAATTGGAGGAAGCATTACTTTTGCTTCAGTATGATGTAAAGGAAGATCAAGAACTTAAAGTTACTGGTCCTCATGGAATAAAGCATGAGATTGTTGAAGCAGATCTTGCTATTGGAAAAGATGTTGGTTTTCGTATGAATCCAGTATCAGGTGAGTATGAATTAGTTGCAGATTTAGAAACTTGGAATCAACCAATCTCAGTAGAGAGATTTATTGATAAGGTAAATCAACAGTATGCACGTATGACAGTTCATAATACTGTTAAGAAAATGGGATTTCAAGTAGAAGAAGAATGGGAAATGGATGATAATTCTATTGAGTTAACTGTTACTCGTTGGGTGGAATGAAAAAGATTCTCAAATGGATAAAGGAACACCTTCCCAAATGGTTGGATTTATCACATAACGAACCTTGGGAAAAACCTAAAAAATAATTATGGATTATAAAACTTCTGGTGTTGATATTGAAGCTGGAAATGCCTTTGTCGAACGATTAAAAAAGAAAGCACCTACTATTGGTGGTTTTGGTGGTATGTTTAAGGTTCCTCGTGGTTATGAGGAACCTATTTTAGTATCTGGTGCTGATGGTGTTGGTACTAAAATTAATATTTGTAAGATATCAAGGGACTGGAAAACTATAGGTATTGACCTTGTTGCCATGTGTGTCAACGATGTTATTACATGTGGTGCTAAACCATTATATTTTTTAGATTATATTTCTACTGGTAAGATATCTCCTATTGTGGATGATATAATGGAAGGCGTTGTTAAGGGATGTGAGATAGCAGGTATGGAACTTATAGGTGGTGAGACTGCTGAACATCCTAGATCTGGTCCTCCACCAGATCATGAAGATGATATTGATCTTGCGGGTTTTTGCACTGGTATAGTTGAGAAGACTGAAATTTTAGATGGAAGTCTTATTAAGTCAGGAGATAGGATTATTGGCATAGAAAGTAGTGGAGTTCATAGTAATGGATATAGTTTGATTAATGAAATGTTATGGAGACATAAGATAGCATGGGCAGATACTCCAGAGTTACTGACTCCCACCACCATCTATGCATCACTAGTTCAAGATTTATTAAAAGAATATCCTATTCTTGGTATGGCACACATTACGGGTGGTGGTATACCAGAGAACCTACCACGGTGTTTACCTGAAGGATTAACTACACATGTTGATTATAATTCTTGGCCAATGCCAGAAATCTTTAGTAAGATTATGCTTGCTGGTGAGATTCCAGAAGAAGAAATGAAAAAGGTATTTAATCTGGGTATTGGGTATTGTATTATAGTTCCCCCTGAAGTAGAAGATGATATTAAGTCAACTATCTCTAAGTATTATAAGTGTTGGACTATTGGGGAGACTAAATAAAAGAAAAGTGTGTTGTAACAATGGATTCCAAAGATATCTTTACTTCTTCTAAACAACTAGAAGATATATCTGCAGTGTACATGGAAGCAGTGTATGGTAAGTCTGCTGGTCAAGAATTAGCAAAGCGTGAGAAAGACGATGATGCCTTTGGTGCTCCTAAGAAGAAGATGGTAGTGACCAATGCTGATAAGAAAGCAAACACACCTGCATATCAGAATTATAAGAAAGGTGATAAGCGTTATACTGCTGCTGACCATATGAAGGAAGAGGAACTTCATGAGAAGCAGAAGGACACTCCTGATCAGGTAAAAGCAGTTATTGCTTTTGATAAGGCAAGGAAAGGGACTGATGATGCTACCTATGATAGTGAGCATGGTGATAAGAAGCAGGCTAAGAAAGAGCGTGACTATGCTAAGTGGCAACGTGATAAAGGAACAGAAGATGCTCAGAAGTCAGGTCATCCTTGGGAAAAGGCTAAAGGATCTACTAGGGAGAAAGAAGGTAAGAAGAGTGAAAAAGCAGCTCATATAAAGGATTCTTTTGTAGCAGATCTTTCTATGCATAGTAAAGAGATTAGTGCTTATGGTGATGCTTACAAGTCCATCTATGAGAACTGGACTACAAATGAGCAGAAGGAATTAGTAACTAAAGAAGTTAAAGCACTTCAAAAGGCTGCCACGACTGGTAAAGGTAAGTATGTTGCTAAGGCAGATAAGGTTGCTGAAGAAGCATTGAGTGCTTCTGGTAAGTTCTCTGCTGAAGAGATTGATGCAATAGTTGAAGCAGAAAGAAAACTTGGTGATAGATTGCATAGAAAGAGAAAACTTTATGATAGAACAGTCAAGAAGGCAATGGATTTTGCTAGAAGAGAGGGTGAGGCAGCTGGTCACGCAAGATATAGAATGGGTCAACTCGATAGAGAGATGGATAAAGTGAAAGATAAAATGAAAGAGAAAGACAAGAAGTAAGATGAAATCCTTCGGTCAACTTACTGAAGATATAGAAGCACGGAGACAACAACTTAAGCAACGTTCACAAGAACGTATGCAAAGGTTTAAGGATCAAAGTGCTTCTTCTTTGGCATCTGCTAAAGAAAAAGCAGAAGCAGGTAGAGAGATGATGGATGCTAATAATAAAGCAGCAGCAGAAAGAGCACAAGAGTATACGGAAAAGAGAAAAGCAAAGGAGCAAGCAAGAGATGCTGCAAGAGCAGAGAGAGATGCAGAGAAAGAAAAAAGAGAAGATATGAAGGCAGAAATTAAAGCACAGATAGAAAAGGAAAGACAAGAAAAATTAAAAGATAGAGAAAAGGAGATAAATAAATCATAATATGCTATAATATTAGGAGTGATTTATGTTACACATGAGAGAACAATTATTGGCAGCCGTTAAGGCACATGCTCAAGGTGAAATTGCAAAGCACAGAGCAAACGTTAATGTTTACTTAGAACATCCAGCAGGTATTGGAGAGCACTCTGATATTACTGAAGCAATTCAAGTAGAGTTGGATAAGATTGCTCGTTACCATGATCAAGTTACGGTGATAGATCAATACTTTAAGAGTTAGATGGCGTATAAACTACCCAGAGAACCTTCTGTTTCAGAATCTCTACAAGTTGTTGCTCTTGCTGGTAGACAGGTCATTGGTTCTACATTTAGTACCAGTGATTTAAGAAAGTTAATGAGTCAAACTCATGAGCAACAACAAAGGGTAGAAAGTTTTGTGGGTATTGCTCCTGACAAAAAAAAGAATCTGAAGGAATGGGTTACAGATCCTTCAGACCCTCAACTTTTAAATGAATGGTTGGATTCTTCTGTTTGGATTGCTGAAACTTTAGTGCATGGTACTACTTTAAGTGGTACTTATAAGTTTTATCGTCAGGATCAATTCCCCCAACCAGGAAGTAGTTTTAAAAATGTTTTTAATACTTTAAAGAAAGAAATAAAAGATACAATAAAAGATAATCCAAATTTTGCTAGAACTACTGCTGGTAGAATTTATGATAATATAGAAATAAGTGATGATAAGTGGAATCCTGCTGATATTGTTGCAGTAAAAACAAGTTTAGAGAATCAATGGAAGCAAAAATTATCTCCTGAAGGATTTTTGAGATGGAGATCGACCATGAAAAAGACTATGAAAGATGATTTGAAGTCTTTTGCACGACTATTAGGGAAGAGAGATAATAAATTAAGAATTGTTGATGCGATGGAAGATCTTTATGAATATAATAAGTTAATAACTGCAGGGATGCAGCAGAAACAATTCGTTCCTATATCATTAAAAAAAGCAACTCAAGATAATCCTCAAGCACAGAGTATTTTTGTGAAGGAACCTGCTGATCTTAAAAAATATTTTGATATGACGATCACCTTTGATAAGGTGGAGATGAAACCTAAAACTAAAAAAGCGATTGTTAGGTTTAAAATTAGTGGATTAAAAGGTTCTGATGGTGATTATTATTTTGATATGAGAGGATTTGAACCTACTGCATCCATTGCAGATATTCAAATTCAATTAATGCAAGGTACTAATGCTGCACATGGAAAGATAACTCTTCCTGTAACTACTCAACAGATTAAGTTGTCGGGTGGAAATAAAGCATTTAAGCAGTTGGTTAAAAAGAAAAAAGAAATTTTTGCTAAGTATTATACTAGTAGAACTGCTGCTAGTAATGAAAAGAAAAGACTTATGCAGTCTAGTATTCATGGGTTTACCGACTATAGGATATTCCGACAATTGCAAAGAGAAGTATATGATGCCACTAAGAATAAAAAAGATCCCCAGTTAGCTACATTAGATAATGATCTTGATGATTTAAGATTATGGGGTGAGTATGTTGAATGGTTGTCTGAGGGAAGGACAACTAAGAAGCAGTTTATGCAATTTGCAACTGGAGATAGTTTTTATAGTAGTAGTGCAGCGAGTAAAGTGAACTTTGAAACAGATACTAAAGGTAATGTTGTTTTTGGACCTAAGCGTAGGAAGTTGGATCTTGCTCATACTCAGGTCAAGTATATGAAGGATAAGGTTCAATCCTATGAAGCAGCATGGATGGTTATTCCTGATGGTGCTCAGTTGAGTGATACAATTAAGAATAATATTATGAAGTCGATGTGGATGTATGCTGCATCAAAAGGGTTTGCTATCTTTAAAACACCTGCATCAACTTTCTATATGTTGTCTGGTCCTTACGTAAAGTGTGCAGCTTAAAACGCTAAATATAGTTATGAAGACATTTTTTCGATTCTTAAGAGAGGCAGAGGAGACGGGGCCTGCAGCAGAAGCAAGGAAACGTAGACTCAAGAGTGACGGCCACGGTGGTTGGTTGGATGCTCGTGGAAATTATGTTGCAAAGACTGAAGGTAAGAAGTTAAGATTCCTTAGTAAGAGAGAAGCAAAGGATGAAGGGCCTGTAAAACAAATGGCACAACGTCGTGCCGATGATAACTTAGCAGGTGCTCCATTACAGAAGAGACAGGATCCAAAACGTCCTGCAAAGGCACAAGAAGCACCAAAAACTGCTAAAAAAGGTAAAGAAGAAGAGCAAACTAGCGAAAAAGAACTCAGTGATGCACTCACAGTAGTGTTTGGTAGGTTCAATCCACCTACTGCAGGGCATGAAAAACTATTAAATCAGGCAAAAACTACTGCAGCTGGTGGAGATTTGAAGATTTATCCATCAAGAACACAAGATAATAAGAAAAATCCTCTTGATGTAGACATGAAAGTGTCTTATATGAGAAAGATGTTTAAGAACTTTGAGGAAGAGATCATCAATGATTCAGAGATGGTTTCTATCTTTAATGTACTTATAGCAGCATCCGAAGAAGGGTATAAGAACGTTAATATTGTGGTAGGAGCAGACAGACAATCAGAATTTGAGAGTCTATCACAGAAATATAATGGAGATTTGTACAATTTTGATCAAATTAGAGTGATTTCTGCTGGTCCTCGTGATGATTCCATGGATACTGTAGAAGGAATTTCATCTTCTAAGCAAAGAAAAGCAGTATTAGAGGATGATTTTGAGTCATTTAAGAAGGGAACACCCAAATCTATGACTGATGCTGATGCTCAGGCACTATTTGATGCAGTTCGTACAGGAATGAAGCAGAAGAAAAAGGTTAAAGAAGAGTATGACTTATGGGAGGTTGCACCTAAGCAAGATCCGAGAGGGTTGCGTGAAAACTATAGATCAGGAAATATTTTTAACATTGGAGACCTTGTAGAGAGTCTTAATACAGGTTTAATTGGTAGAATTATGCGTAAAGGAACCAATTATCTCATTGCTGTTACTGAAAGTAACGTGATGTTCAAGTCTTGGATACATGATGTGATGGAAACGAAGGTAAAACCAGCATCAAAAACAGGTAAATGGGGTGTTCCTGCTAATCAAAGAGAGGTTGGAACTGTTGCTCATAGAAAATATGCACAGTCTATGGTTCCTGGTCAAGAAGAAATAAAGAACTTTAATATAAGGGAATTCATAAATAGACACAGGGTAAAATCATAGTATTCTCATGTCCAATAATCTGAATGATATATCTAAGATATATTTGGATCAAATTGCTAATATTAATAAGAAAGATCTTGATAAAGATGTAGATCGCTGGACTCAAACTGAGGCAGTTAAGGGTCAAGATAGTGAAATGCGAAGGATAAAGGCATCTGAAAGAGGAACCGATGCTGATACTAGAAATCCTGATGACCCCACTGGTAAAAATTATGCAACAGGCAAGAGAGCTGATGTTGCTTGGTGGAAGAAAAAAAGTCAAAAAGAATCTTTTTCTAACTGGAGAACTGATTTACGTGAAGTTATTGATGAACCTATTACTGATACAGAAGATTTAAAGAAAGTTGATGTAAAGAAAGGTATAAAGAATAAGGTTATTATTAATCCTAAACTTACTGAAGCAATTGCTGAGCTTGGTGGTCAACTATTAGAAGTAACTGAAACTGAAGAGAAACCTAAAGAAGATCCACAACTTGCACAAAAGTCAAAGAGACAATCTCAACTTAAGAAGCAAGTCTTGATGAGAAAATTGAATGCTGTAAGGCAAGGTGGTGGTGAAGATATTGTTGCAGGATATGAACCAGAAGGTGAAGCACTTAATGAAGCAAAGAAACCAAAAAATTGTGGATGTGGACAAGATCCTTGTATAACTTATGGTAAAGGTGATAAAAAGAAAGGACATAATTGTGCTTCTAAGGTAAAGCATGAAGAATATGGTATTGGAAACTGTATTAAAGAAATGCATACTCTTGATGAAGATGGTCATGTTACTCATTATGATATAATGTTCTCCAATAGAATTATTAAGAATGTTCCTGCTTCTTCTTTAGAGATTCTTGAAGGAATGTATCATGAGCATTATGTTAATGAAGAAAAGAACAAGGAAAACTTTACTCCTCATAAAATGATCGATCCTTCAACAAAGAAGGTATATATGGCAAATACTTATGAGGAGCATAAGAAATATAAGGAAAAGGGATATGTTCATGAAGCAGTAGTTCTTGAAAAGGATCTTAATGCTGCTGAAAGAAGAGCATTACCCAATAAAGATTTTGTATTCCCTGGTAAAGGTGAAGGTCCAGAAGGTAAGCAAAGAGGTGCTTATCCCATTAATGATAAGAAACATGCTCGTGCTGCATTAGCAATGGCAGCAGCACATGCCTCACCTGAAAAAGAAGCAAAGGTCAAAGCAGCAGTTAAGAAAAAGTATCCTGATATTGAAGTTAGTGAAGCAAAGGTAGATAAGGGTCGTAGTGATTATGGTAAAGCAACTATCAGAAACTGGAGACATTCAGGGCCTTCTACTGTAGATCCAGCAATGTTTGATCCTGAAAATAAGAGGGGTAAGACAATTGACAAACGTAGAGAAGAGCACAAGGCAAGAAGAGGTGTTAAAGGAGCAAAGGTTCCTACTTACACGAAGGAAGAAGTTATTGGTGAAGAAGGTTATGATCGTATGAGAGATGATAGACTTGTGAAGTATGGTATAGGACATGATGGTTCTGATCGTAAAGGTCCAAGTCCTCGTCCTACTGGTAAGCAACCTAAAGGTGATACTGTTTATCAAAAAGAAATGAAGAAGAAGTATGGTGGTAAATTACCATCTGCATTACAGGTTGTAACTGATAAGATTAGAGAGAGGCACGGTAAAGGAGCAATTGCTGATGCTAAATGAAGTAGCACCTCCTGGTTGGGGACATACCAAAGCAGAAAAGGAAAAAACCAAACCAGATAAACCCAAGTCAAAGATTGGGGGTAGTGCTGCTGCATTTAAACGTGCATTAGATGATGGTAGATTTAAAGGACTTCCTGGAGATAAGACCAAGAAGGAAAAGACTGCCAGCATGTTTAAGTTAATGTGGTCTATGAAAAAGAAAGGTGCTAAACCACATTACAAACCTGGTACTGATAAGAAATATAAGAAGTACCAAGAAGAAGGGTTAAGTCCTATGAAGGATAATAATCTCTTTGGTAATGCATATGCTGGTTCTTATGAAACCTTAAAGAAAAAAATTGGTAGTAAGAAGAAACATAATAAACCTGCAATTCAAGAAGGAAGTTTTAAAGATTACATGGCAGACGCACAAGCAGCCAGAGACCGACTTAAGAAAAAAATAGATGATCGTAAAAAGAAAGATGCTCAGTTTGTAGATACTAAACAAAAGGGTGTTAGATTTTACGATAAGAAAGGTAAAGGGAGAATCAAATCTGGCAAAAAGATTTACGATAAATAAATCTACTTACAATTTAATAGCATGGCAGACTTAGGACTTGATGCTTCACAGGAGACTCGTATTACTGTGATGCAATTGAAGATCGAAAGACTTGAGGAGAAGCAGGATGAGCTGCGGGAAAGGCTCAAGGTTGTAGAGAAATGGGTCATTGGTGCAGCTGCAGTTTTGGCAGCTGGTACTACTGTCATAGGGTTTGCAACTAACATATCTAAGGCATATCTCTAAGATTATAGATCTATAAATATTCATTAGCATAGAAATTTTACAGAAGGAAAAGACATGGCACTCTGGGGATTAAATGATAACCTGGCATCTCCAGGTACAGTAACAATGAGTTGGACCAAGGAAACTGGCACTGGTGTTGCTGGTACTGAGGGCAATTATACCATTACTGGTTCAGGAACTAGTTTTGGATACGTTGGATGCGGTACTGTTGGAGATATTATAAGATTGGGAGTTAAAGGTGGAGAAGGTGGATATGGAGATTACTTCGGAGATGCTACTATTGTTGCCGTTGCTTCTTCTACTTCCATCTCTATTGCTGATACTGGAAGTCTCTTAAATGTAGCAATAGCATCAACTGATTATTACATCAGTCAACTTCCTAAGTTTACTACTCAGGATGGTGCTTGGAGCGAAGCAAATACTGCTGAACCATCACTTCAAACTCATTTATATGATGAAGCATACGCTGCCATGGCACTTCCTACTCTCGCAGGAGAACCTGGAAGTAGAAACGTACCAATTTATCTTGGTGGTGTTCCTGGAATGCCTACTGGCGTAAATATTCAAGCTGGCGATGCTATGGTCAATGATGGCAATGATATGGCCATTACTGGTGTGGGTACAATCGTTGTAACAGCATCTCAGTTTAATACTGGATCTGCAGGTGTTACCGTTATTGGTATTACTACTGGAGCATATATCGACTTTGCTCCTCTTGGTGGTGCAATTGGTGCAACTCTAGTCAATGGTAATGCTGCTATTCCTATTAGTGCTATTGGATCAAGTACACTAACTGTTAGTGCTGCTACTGGTACAGGTATTAGTGCTGGTGATATTTTGACTATTAATACTACTTATGGTCTCAGTCTTGGATCTACAATGACTGCTGCCATTGCTGCAGATGAGAACTTACAGTTCAAGAGAGTAGTTGCTGGTGTTGACAAGACCGTTTATGGTATTGGTCAAACAGTTGGTGCTGGTGTTTCTGCTGCTCCTGGAACCCTTGCTTATACTACTCAAGGTGGTGGATGGGTTGGTGTTACAACCTACATGGATTGTCAGGGTAACTTAAGAGTTAAGTCTGAGATCTTAGTGGCACAGAGTTCTGGAAACCCTGGATCTATCACAGGTATTGAAACTGGATCAAACGGAATCCTATACCCAACTAATCTAGGATAAACTTAAACTTAATTTGCTAATGTGATATGCTTTTTAATGACTTGAATGAAGATAACTTCAAACTGTTTGCTATTAAAAATTATGAGAATCCACAAGCAGTAACTGAAGCAGATTTTGATAAAGATCTAAATCACTTCAAATATATTAAACGATTACTGAAAAGATACAAAAGAGATGGGGAACTAAAAACCCATCTCTTGTTG